TTTTCAACAGCGAGGAAGGCCAGCGTGAATACGAGGAATGGCTGAAAGAGCAGGAAGCTCTACAAGCCTTGCCTGTTGCCGCATAAAAACAGCAGGACGCTCCCAGTAAAGGGAACGCCCTGCCTTACATAGATGTTTCTCACCGAGGTGTGTCCGTTTGGGCACACCTCTTATTTTTTTGCCCTTAATCCTCCAGCCCGTGGCTCCCAGCCACATTCCGCAGATATTTCTCCGGTTCACCATTCAAAATCAGATCAGCATACGCCAGCGGGTCATTGTAGATCAGGTAGTCCAGTTCCGTCCGCTGTGCCATGGTGACATCCAGCGCATCCTCGACCCCGGTGCAGTCGATGGAGATTTTACGCCCATCTTGGAGCAGCAGCTCCACACACCCGGTATCCATATTGAACGAACAGGCTCTTGCATCGTATTTCATCATTGTGTCCTCCAAACTCTTGTTGTGTGGTTACGGTCTGTGACAAGGTATCGGAGTTTTGTATCTTCCACGGGAGCCTTCGTTATCGTACCCGAAGAAAACGAAAAATCCGAACCCTTCTCCAATCGGAAATAGGTTCGGATTTTTCTTGTTTGGTGGGCGCGGGTGGATTCGAACCACTATTCTTTCGGTCTGTCCATTCCTGCCGTGTCAAAAAATGCAGCATTCAAGCCACTTTTCGGGCACGGCACGGAACGCGCGGTGCATCGCCGGAATAGCTCGAACGTTAAAAGTGGGTTGCAAAGTGGGTTATTTTTCGGGGCCCGGCGCGTACTCGGACAGCACACCGGAGACAGCCTGCGCGGTGGCGTCATCGCGGCCGGTGACGGCGTGGGAGTACCAGCCGTAGGTGTCCATGCTCTTGCTGTGGCCCACGATGCGGCGCAGCTGTGCGGGCGGCACGGCGTCCTCGATCATGCTCACAAAGGTGTGCCGCAGCTCGTACAGGCTGACCGGCGGGTCGATGCCGTTGCAGCGCTGGTAGACCTTCCAGTAATTGTACAGGCTCTGCTGGTTGGACAGCAGAAAAAGCGGGTCATCGTCCCGCAAGGGGCGCTCCTCTTCCTGCGTGCGCTGCTGCAGCTGGGCGCGGATTTCGGCCACAGCCAGAGGGTGCAGCACCACCGTTCGGATGGCGTTCTCGTTCTTGCCGCTGGTCTCTTCGTTCTGGCGGTTGATGGCCCGCCCGATGTGCACCCGGTCACCATCCAGATCGCCCACACGCAGGCCCAGCAGCTCACCAGGGCGCAAGCCGGTCATGACCGCGATGCGGTAGGCGTGCACGTTCTCGTCCTGCTCCACTTTTCCACGCACCACACGGGTGTCTGTGGATAAGAGCACCCGCAGACTGTCCGGCTGCAGGATTTTCCGGCCCTTCAGGCGGGCACCCTTCGGCACGGTCAGATCCTCGTCCTCCGGGCGCAGGGAGGTGTATTTATGCTGGCGCGCCCACTTGACAAAGGCCACCTCCACGCCACGGATGCCCTGCAGCGTTTTGCGGGACAGGTTGCCCCGGCTCTTGCGCTTGCTGTCCGGATTCAGACAGCCTTCCTTATAGGAGCGGTTCAGCACGTCCTGCAGCATGCCGGTGGTCAGGTCGCCGATGCGCCGCGCACCGATCACCGGCAGGATGTAGTTGCGCCCGAACTTCTCCACCTGCTCGATGTTGCTGGTGCCACCCGTGGCTTTGACCGAAATCATGTACTCGGCCCACACGTCTGCGCAGCGTTTTGTGGTGCTGCTGATGCCCTCGTCCAGCCAGGCGTCCGCCTTGCGGTTCGCTTCGCGCTGGCCTGTCCGGCCGGGCTTAGTGCTGGTAAAGGTGCGGCGCACGCCGTCCTTCTGCACCTTGATCTGCCAGCGGTTCTGGTTCGGCAGCCAGACCGCTGTATTCGTTCGCAATCCCATAAAAATACACCTCCATGGGTACACTTTGACAAGCCTGCCCGGAGGTGGTACAATACAACTGCTGGATTGGATTGTTCCTCGTGAGCAAGCCATTCTTTCGCGCCCTGCCGGTTGCCGCCGGTGGGGCGTTTTTGTTTATTCAAAAATCAGGATGCCTTCCGGCCTTCACTCTTGCCGGAAGAGATATAGTGCTCATAGTATTTCTGGTTATCTTCGCCAAAAGCGGCAACCAGATCAGGATTATTTGCTTTGTAGGCGGCAAGGCTAAATGTACTGCTGCCCTGACGGCCCTCCTTCATGCCGCTGTTTACGAAATGCTCCAGATACTTCCACTGGTTATCTCCAAACAGGGCAGCCAGATCGGCGTTGTGCTCTTTGTAATACTGATAATCGTAAACAGGGGCGTATTTGCTGGTCAGCACATAGTAAGGCTGATTCGTCGGGTCGCTTCTGAAGTGACCCGAATACAGGGCTTTTTGATTGACGGTCTCTTTGCTTCCGTCCATATAGATGATATCCGCCTTAGTCACGGCAATCTCGTCGATCGTGCTGTTGTACCAAAGGCAATCCCATTCCACTGCTGCATTGTAAATTGCATTCTGAAGTTCGTCATCTGTCAGATAAGTAGTGGAATCCAACTGACCCTGCGTCTTGGAATGATCAATCACGGACAGAACAGAGGACGGAGTGTAAGAATCAGCATAATAGGCATTACCGTCCTTGTCCAAAAAGATTCTATGCCCGTTGCGCTCTTCTGCGCCAAAGTAATAGTTCGTTGCAAGCTGCTGCTGTGCCTGGAACGGTCCAAAATCCCCCATGGACGCGGGAGAAGTCACCGTGTTTGCGACCGTTCGGTCAAATCTTGTCGGAGCAATCGGCCCTACTACCTGGGCCGTCACCGTCGAACGGCCGCTGATCGTGCAGGAAGTTCTATCACCGACCGCATTAAGCGGAACCAGCGTGAACGTAACGTATTTAATGGTTTTGTTTGAATTATTCCGGAAGCAGACCGTGGGGCTGACGCCGTCAAAATCGTCTACCGTAAAATAGACGTCGGTGAGCTCGACCGCAGGCTTTGCCGCAAAGGCACCGCATGCGAGAATCGTCATCAGCGCCAGTGTAAAAACAACGCCTAAAAGCCTTTTTACTGACTTTTTCATGATTCTCTCCTTTTTTCTGTTGAAAAAATCCCAGATTTCTGCGATTTTTTCGTTTGTTTTCAGTTGTCAAAAGTTGTTGCAATTAACGCCGAATGGTTGTATAATGTTCTTGGACATAAAACCGAATCGGAGGATTGCCACATGACACGACAAGATTACATCAATGCCATTCTGAAATTGCTGGAAAAAGCCGATTTCCGCCAGCTGCGACTTGTGTGGGTGTACGCAAGCCACCTGATCGGATGAGCCGCCAGCCACCATGCGAGGGAAGCCTTTACGGGCTTTCCTCTTTTTTTTGCGTCAGTTTTTCGGCCATGCGTTCCAGCAGTTCCCAGTCTGCCGGGCTCAGGCCTGCCAGCATTTCGATAAAACGCTTTTTAAAGGTGTCGCTGTCATCCTTGGTCAGGTCAGCCAGAAAGGCCGCCACCTGCTCGGACTGGGTGTCCTGCACGAACATTTCGCCCTCACCGGTGCGCAGCCATGCTTCCCGGACGCCGAACTTATCACAGATGTCTTTAATAGTACGGTCGCTGGGTTCAACGACATTAACCTCGTAGCTGCCGACGGTGTTCCGTTTAAGGTTCAGCCGGTCAGCAAACTCTTGTTGAGTCAGCTTTTCATTTTTTCTAACTTCTTTAATTCGTTCGCCTATCGTCATTTTGTTCACCTCCTTCGCCATCATTATAGCAGGTACAAATCAGAACGTCAAGACGTTTTGTTGGAAAAATCAACAAATACGCTCTTGACAAATGTTGTTTAATGACTTATACTTGTTGTGCAGTCAACAAATCGTTGCTGATTGCACCAACCAAGTCAACCCGAAGGGAGGTGAAGAAGATGAATCACTATCCCCGCACACCGGAAGAACAGGAACAACTCCGCCGTGGAGTTAAAAAACTCGACCGAAAGATGGAAGCGGAAGAGGAAGCCTACTGGGAACGCATCCGCCAGAGCGAAAAGCGAACAGACTCGCTACTGCGGCAGTCGATGGCATTCAGCATTGCTTCTTTGCTGGCCGTCATTTTAGCCACGCTGCTATTATGGCGATGATAGCAACGGCTAGGCTGAGTTTTGATATCCGAAGGCTTTCATCCGCCCGCGCTTCTGCGTTGATAGCACGCTTTTCCATTTCTGCAAAGTGTTCTTGTTCTGCCAGCGCCTGACGGCCACCAGCATTGATTTGATAAGTATACTCCGGTTCTCCGTACTCATATCGGAATGCATCCTCATCTTCATAGCGAAAAACCATGTTCTTATCCGTCAGCCATTGCATGGTTTCAAAGTTGACTGTCATGCCGTACTTTCCCATCTGATAAATGGAAAGAGCTTCATCCTGATGCTCGTTCAGAAATTCCAGAACCTTCAGCGTTTTTACATCCAGCATTTTTTACACTCCCTTCCGCTCAAGTATACCGCAGAAGGGAGCACCCAACAACCCACCCGATGATGGCTGCATGGCAGCGGCCGAAACCATTCCGGTGACGCCGCCGGGATGGTCGTGGGAGCCACCCACAGAAAGGAGTGCTTAGTATGGCACGCAAGAACAATTCCCTGGACCCCGCCATGTATGGCCTGACGCAGCAGGACGTAGAGCGCGTGATCCGCATCCACTCCATGTGCAAGGACATGGACGAGGACGCATTCGAGCAGATGGAGACCGCTGCGGCATCCATCAATCTGGTGGCCAGTCTGAAAAAGCTGGACAGCCGCCCCGTGGCATGAAAGGAGGACTGACCCATGGCAAAGAAACAGTTTCTGAAACTCCGGCGGCTGGCCGAAGATCAGGACATCACCACGGATGAGCTGGCCGCAAAGGCGGGCATCGTGCCCCGCACGCTGCGCAAGCGCTTTGCCGCGCCGGAGAGCTGCGGCACATGGAACTGGGAAGAGATTGACGGCATCTGCCGCGCGCTTCACATCCCGCAGGAGCAGATCGGAGAGTATTTCTTCCCGAAGGTTGAGAAAGGAGCATAAACATGAAGGCAAAACTTTACATCAACAGTGAGGAATCGACCATCAGGATTGAAGGGGGCACCAATGAGGTGCTGAATCTTCTGGTGGATGCGATCGCGCAGATTCTGAAAGGTTATTTCCCGCACAACTTCGAGAAGCAGATGGCGTGGGTGTCCGGGCTTCTCTACGGCACGATTCGTGCTCTGGACAAGGAGAATAACGATGAAGATTAAATCCACCGTTTTGCAGGTGCTGGCAGCCGCCTGTCTGGGCGCAGGCCTGCTGTACGCCATGGGCATTGAGGGCGGGGCCCAGCTGGGCGGCACGATCACCGACGGCGAGTTCGTCACCGCCATGGTGCTGATTCTGGCAGCCCTTGCCCTGATGCGCATCAGCTTTGCCGTGCAGGACGCCGAGGAGAAAGCCGGCAAGAAGGTCCACAAGGAGCCCCAGAACACCGTCAAGGGCAAGCGGAAGGTGGGGTAACCCCCATGCCTGACCTTGTCAACAATGCCTTTTGGTATACGGTCTGGGACGCCAAGAGCGGTGACCTGATTGCCAGCGGCACGGCTGCCATGTGCGCCCGGCGGCTGGGCTACGCCAGCGCAAATTCTTTTGCCGCTTCCGTCTGCCACTGGCTCAAGGACGGCAGGCAGCACGTCAAGTACATTTGCCAGCGGGAGCTCATCCCGCGCAGCGAGGTGGACAGCCTGCCACGCAAAACAAAAAGGCCCGCCCGTGTTCGCAGCACGGACGAGCCCAAGGGTGATGGATTCTCTACTCCCCATCACCCCGAAGAATAACACACTTTGGAGGTTTTTACAAGCATGAAAGGTATTCTGATCGAACCGGGCCGCGCCCCGGAACCGGCAAATCTGCCGGACACCCTCTCCGCTATGGAGGCCCGGCTTGGCGGCACGGTGGAGCATTACATCTTCCCGCGCACCCCGGCGGTGCTGTTCTTCCGCACGGCGGGCCAGCCGGTCAACCGTGTGGTGCGCGGCCAGCCCCTGTGCGGCACCATCTTCTGCTATGGCTGGCGTGGCGGCGACATCAAGCCGCTGTCCGGTGCCCTGCTCGCCGAGCTGCTGGACCGTCTGAAGGACACGGAGGTGCGGGTATGAACACCTACATCTGCAAGTGTGGGCGGAGGGTGAAGAAGTCCACCAATGCCGACAACACCGGCAACCGTCTGAAAGGGTACGGCCCGGGCCATGAATGCTATGGCTGTCCCTACGCTATGCCGTGGGGCGGTAACGAGTGGAACGAGACTGCCAAACGTTTCGTGCAGGATATTAAGGGCTACGAGTGCCGGATGAGTAGAACGCTCTCATATGGCTCCCTCTTCATCGGCTCGACCAAAGACAAATGCACCTGCTCTGTGTTCAGCCTGGATTTCGACTTTCTGGAACAGATCAGTACATGGGTCAAAGATACTTTCTCTCAGGGCGAACTCACGGGCGGCTTTTCTCGAGACGAGATTCGCCCCACTGATTACTCCCACAATGGCCGCTACTGCTGTACATTCGTCTGCGCTGCCAACAAAAAGGGAATTTCTGCCAAAGCAGCTCTATTGGCCCGGTTTTTCAATCCGGATGGCAACCGCAAGGGCATGACCCCACAGCAGGAGATGGAAAAGATTCTTACCGATATCAAAAAAGCAAAGGAGGGTTTCTCATGTGCACCTGCCCAGAATGCGGATGCTGCTGTGACTACGGCAGAGAATGCTGTCCCGACTGCCACAGCGGCAACGCCGACCATCTCGGAGAGCGGGGCGGATGCAAGCGCATCGACCCCCGCGACATCCCTGCAGAACTGCGAATCGGCCCCTGCCGCATCGGCGGGCGGTTCTTCTGTATCAACAGCTGGTGCCATGCAGGACAAGCCCCTGACCACCGTGCCGGATGCGATGCGCCCGGCGTTTGATTATTCCGGCCTGACCGACCAGACCGTGGAGGCCCTGCACTTCGCTGAGGACGAGTACCACCACGGCAAGCAGATGGCCGAGCGCGGCCTTGTCCACATGGGCAATGCCATTGCCGCCGCCCATGATGCACTGTGTGGCACCGTTGTCCAACAATTGGACAACGGCCAGTTCGCAAAAAAAGATGATACGTTCCGGGCATGGTGCTGCTCTATCGGCATCACCAAGTCAACCGCCTACAACCTGCTGCAGGTCTCTGCCCTGATGGACGGCAGCAGCCCCCGCCAGCGGGCCATTCTGGAAGCCCTGCCGACGACCCTGCTGTATGCCGTGGCAAAGCCCAGCGCTCCGGCAGAGCTGGTGGAGAAGGTCAAGAACGGTGAGGTTTCCACGAACAAGGAGTATCAGGATTTGCTGAAGGAGAACCAGCAGCTGCGCACTGACCGGGTAAACGCCATGAATCAGGCCGAGCGGGAAAAGCAGCGTGCCGAAAAGGCCGAAGCCGAGCGGGACAAGGCCCGCGCCGACCAGCTGAGCACCGCCAAAGACTGCAACCGGCTGGGCCTGAAGGTCTCGCAGGAAAAAGACCGTGCAGACAAAGCCGAGGCCCGAGAGGAAGAAGCCTGGAAGCTGCAGAGCAAGGCCGAAACCCGGGCGCAGGAGGCCGAGAAGCAGCTGGAGGGGTCCCGGCAGATGGCCGAAGCGGCCAAGCTCCGGGGCGACAAGCTCAAGGCCGAGAATGATGCACTCAAGAAGCAGCCCATCACCGCGGTGGTGGACAAGGAAGAGGTGGAGCGTCAGGCCAGGGAAATAGCCGCCGAGATGACCGCCGACCTGCGGGCACAGCTGGAACAGGCCCCTTCCGGCAGCGAACAGGATGCCCACAGCTCCTATGACAACGTACTTTTGGCCGACCGTTCTTTCCAGAACATCGGCAAAATGGTGATTCCGTCCCTCCGCAAGCTGCCGCAGGAGCAGCGGGAAGCCGTCGCCAATCAGCTCATCCGTACACTGGGACAAATTCAAGGGGAGGTATCACAATGTCTGTAAAGATCACGGCGCTGGAAGCCGAGAACGTCAAGCGCATCAAGGCCGTTGCGCTCACCCCGTCACCCACCGGGCTCACCCTCGTGGGCGGCAACAACAATCAGGGCAAGACCAGCGTGCTGGATGCCCTGGCATGGGCCCTGGGCGGGGACCGTTTCCGTCCGGACGCCGCACAGCGGGACGGAGCTATCGCTCCTGCGCACCTCAAGGTCACACTGTCCAACGGCGTGGTGGTGGAGCGCAAGGGCAAAAATGCCAGCCTGACCGTCACCGACCCCACGGGCCGCCGCAGCGGCCAGCAGCTGCTCAACGCCTTTGTGGAGCCGCTGGCCCTCGACCTGCCCCGCTTCATGGAAGCATCGGACAAGGAAAAGGCCGACATCCTGCTGCGCATCATCGGCGTGGGGTCGGAGCTGCAGGTCAAAGATCTGGAGATCAAAGGCCTGTACGACAAGCGCACCTTCACCGGCCAGCTGGCTGCCCAGAAAAAGCACTTTGCCGAGGAACTGGTCTCCTACCCGGAAGCCCCGGACGAACCGGTCAGCGCGTCCGACCTCATCCGTCAGCAGCAGGACATCCTTGCCCGCAACGGCGAGAACCAGCGCAAGCGCAATCAATTCGCTCAGCTCACAGATCTGCTTGAACGGCAGAAAAAAGTGGTTGCAGACCTTGAATTTCAGTTGAGCACGGAAAAGCAGCGGCTGACCACGATGCAGGCCGACGTAAAAATCGCCCAGACCTCTGCCGCAGATCTGCAGGACGAATCCACCGCCGAGCTGGAAGCCTCCATCCGGGACATTGAGGAGACCAACCGCAAGGTGCGGGCCAACCTGGAAAAATCCCGGGCTGAGAACGAAGCCGCCCAGTACGCCAGCGAGTACGACCGCCTGACCGAATCCATCCAGCAGAAGCGTGCCGACCGCATGGCCCTGCTGAACGGGGCCGACCTGCCCCTGCCGGGCCTCAGCGTGGAGGACGGCGTCCTTACTTACAAAGGCAAGCACTGGCGGGATATGTCCGGCAGTGACCAGCTGCGGGTGGCCGCCGCCATCGTGCGCCGGCTGAACCCGGACTGCGGCTTTGTTCTGCTGGACAAGCTGGAGCAGATGGACATGACCACCCTGCAGGAGTTTTCCGCCTGGCTGGAAGCCGAGGGCCTGCAGGCCATTGCTACCCGCGTTTCCACCGGCAGTGAGTGCCAGATCATCATTGAGGACGGCATGGTCAAGGACGCCGTGCCGCCTGTCACCGAAAAGCCCCAGCCCAGGAGCTGGACGAAAGGAGCGTTTTAAATGAGCAAGTATGCAGTCACCAGCGGCATCCAGACCGCCCCCGTCAAAACCGTGCTGTACGGCCCGGAGGGCATCGGCAAAAGCACCTTTGCCTCCCACTTCCCGAGCCCTGTGTTCATCGACACCGAGGGCGGCACCAAGCGCCTGAACGTGGCCCGCCTGCCCCAGCCCACCAGCTGGGCGATGCTGCTGGACGAGGTGGCCGAGGTACGCAAGGGCAGTGTACCCTGCGGCACGCTGGTGCTCGACACCGCCGACTGGGCAGAGCGCCTGTGCATTCAGGCCGTGTGCGCCCGCGCCAAGGTGAACGGCATCGAGGATTTTGGCTATGGCAAGGGCTACACCTACGTCAAGGAAGAGTTTGCCAAGCTGCTGGACGCGCTGGAAGAGGTGCTCAATGCCGGGCACAACGTGGTGGTGCTGGCCCATGCCGCCATCACCAAGTTTGAGCAGCCGGACGCCGTGGGCAACTACGACCGCTGGGGCATGAAAACCAGCAAGCAGGTGGCCCCGCTGCTGCGGGAATGGTGCGACATGCTGCTGTTCGCCAACTACAAGACCGTGGTGGAAAAGGCCGGCAGCGGCCCCAACGCCAAGAACAAGGCCAGCGGCGGCCGCCGGGTGCTGTACACCACCCATCACCCCTGCTGGGACGCCAAAAACCGTTTTGGCCTGCCGGAGGAGCTGCCCCTTGACTACGCCAGCATTGCCCACTGCCTGCCCGGCGGCAGCGCACCGGCAGCTACCCAGACGCCGGTGCAGCACGCCCCGGCTCCTGCCCCGCAGCCCAAACATCAGCCGGATGCCGACATCCTGCCCACCCCGCAGGCACAGCCGGAACCGCCCCGTGAAGAGGTTCCTAAGGCCCTGCTCACGCCGGATCTGGTCGCCCTGGGCGTGCCGGAAAAACTGGCTCCGATCATGAGCGCCAACAACGTGACTCCGGAAGAGCTGCAGCATGTAGTGGGCGAGCGGGGCTACTTCCCGGAGGATATGCCCATCAAGGACTACCCCATGGATTTTGTGGAGGGCTGCCTGATCGCCGCATGGCCGCAGGTGCTGCAGATGGTTCTGGACAGCCGTGACCTGCCGTTTTAACGTACATTAAATAAAGGAGAAGCATTATGAACGAGATGAACAACGAAGGTTTCGCTTTGGGTTGGGATGACGAGTTTGCCAACGAGCAGCAGGAATTCGTGCTGCTGCCGGAGGGCGAGTACCCCTTTGAAGTGACCCAGATGGAGCGTGCCCGCTATGAGGGCGGGGCCAAGCTGCCGCCCTGCTCCATGGCAAAACTGACCCTGCGCATTTATGGCGGGGCCAAGGGCGACACCACCGTGACCCACCGCCTGTACCTGCATACCAAGACCCAGGGTCTGCTGGGCGCGTTCTTTGAGAGCATCGGCCAGTGCAAGCGGGGCGAAACCTTCCGCCCTCGCTGGAACGAGGTGGTAGGTGCCAAGGGCATCTGCAAGCTGGGCGTCCGGGAGTACACCAAACAGAGCGGCCCTCACGCCGGTGAGACCGGCCAGAGCAACGAGGTGCAGCGCTTCCTGCCGCCCCCGGCACCCAAGGCGGCACCCTCGCAGGGCTGGACGCAGGGGGCATTCTGATGGGGCAGGAACTGAGACCCTACCAGCAGCAGGCCCGTGACCGCATCCACGCCGAGTGGGACGCCGGCCACACCCGCACCCTGCTGGTGCTGCCCACCGGCACCGGCAAAACCATTGTGTTTGCGTCGGTGGCTGCCGATCAGGTGCGTGCCGGCGACCGGGTGCTCATTCTGGCGCACCGGGGCGAGCTGCTGGAACAGGCTGCCGACAAGCTGCAGCGTTCCACCGGCCTTGTCAGCGCCGTGGAAAAGGCCGAATCCACCTGCCTGGACAGCTGGTTCCGGGTGGTGGTGGGCAGCGTGCAGACCCTGCAGCGCACCGCCCGGCTGGAACGCTTCCCGCAGGATTATTTCGGCACCATCATCATCGACGAAGCGCACCACGCCATCACCGACGGTTACCGCCGCATCCTGGACTACTTCAGCGGAGCCAAGGTGCTTGGCGTCACCGCCACGCCGGACCGCGGCGACATGCGCAATCTGGGAGAGGTGTTCGACAGCCTGGCCTTTGAGTACAAGCTGACCGACGCCATCAAGGAGGGCTATCTGTGCAAGATCATGGCTCAGACCATCCCGCTGCAGCTGGATATTACATCCGTGACCATGAGCGGCGGCGACTACGCCGTGGGCGACCTGGGCACAGCCCTTGATCCGTATTTGGAGCAGATCGCCGCCGAAATGGCTCGGCGCTGCAAGAGCCGCAAAACGGTGGTGTTCCTGCCGCTGATCAAGACCAGCCAGAAGTTCCGGGACCTGCTCAACGCCCACGGCTTCCGGGCTGCCGAGGTCAACGGCCAGAGCGACGACCGCAGGCAGGTGCTGGCCGACTTCGACGCCGGCAAATACAATGTGCTGTGCAACTCCATGCTGCTCACCGAGGGCTGGGACTGCCCCTCCGTGGACTGCGTGGTGGTGCTGCGGCCCACCAAGGTGCGCAGCCTGTACAGCCAGATGGTGGGGCGCGGCACCCGCCTTTCCCCGGGCAAGACCGACCTGCTGTTGCTGGATTTCCTGTGGATGACCGACAAGCACGAGCTGTGCCGCCCGGCAGACCTGGTCTGTGAGGACCGCACTGTGGCCCGCCAGATGACCGAGACCCTTGCCGAGAGCGGCTGCCCGGAGGACATCGAGCAGGCCGCCGCCCAGGCCAGCGAGGACGTGGTGGCCCAGCGGGAAGAAGCCCTTGCCAAGCAGCTGGAAGAGCAGCGCCGTAAAAAGGCAAAACTGGTGGACCCGCTGCAGTACGAAATGAGCATTCAGGCCGAAGATCTGGCCGGGTATGTGCCCGCCTTTGGCTGGGAGGCCGGTCCGCCCAGCGAGCAACAGACCGCCGCGCTGGAAAAGCTGGGAATCCTGCCGGACGCAGTGGAATCCGCCGGCAAGGCCGCCCTGCTGCTGGACCGCCTGAACAAGCGCCGGGACGAGGGCCTGACCACGCCCAAACAGATCCGCTGTCTGGAAAAGTACGGGTTCCAGCATGTGGGCACCTGGAGCTTTGAGGCCGCCCGCCACATGATCGATCGCATAGCGGCTCAAGGCTGGCGCGGCGTGCCCAAGGGCGTGAACCCCCGCACCTATACCCCCGTTGCGGAGCCGCCTGCTGCAGACAGTCCTTTTGATTTTGGATGGTAACGTGAATGGACAATGCGAATGAACTCAAAGAAGCGCTGGATTTTCTCAGCCCGTCCGCCCTGACCTACGACGAATGGATCCTGGTGGGCATGGGCCTGAAGGAAGCCGGCCTGCCCGTGGAAGCATGGGAACAGTGGAGCGCCCGGGACGGGGGCCGCTACCACAAAGGCGAGTGCGCCAAGAAGTGGGCCAGTTTCCACGGCGGCGGGGGCAGCCCCGTCACGGCCAGCAGTATCTTTCAGCTGGCCTATTCCAGCGGATGGAGAGGCCCTGCCGGCCATGCACTGGACTGGAACGACGACATCTCCGCCGGGACGAACCACACAGACGGCCAGCTGGTAGACCCCCGTTGGGTGGAAGCCCACGATCTCGCCCTGCCGGAACAGTGGGACCCTGTGGACCAGCTCAGGCGCTACCTGCAGGCCCTGTTTGAAGAGGACGAGTATGTGGCCTATGTCACCGAGAGTTTCATGGCCGACGACAAACGCCGCCCGGCCAAGGGCAGCTGGACCCGCACCGCCGGGCAGCTCCTTGCCGAACTGGGCACCTGCGGCGGGGATCTCGGCAAGGTGCTGGGCGACTGGGACCCGGAGGTGGGTGCCTGGATCTGCTTCAACCCCGTGGACGGCACAGGCCGCAAGGACGCCAACGTCACCGCCTACCGCTACGCCCTTGTGGAGTGCGATAACATGGAGCTGGGCAAGCAGCAGGCCATCATCAAGCAGCTGGAGCTGCCCTGCGCCGCGCTGGTGTACTCCGGCGGCAAGAGCGTCCACGCCATCGTCAAGGTGGACGCCCCGGACTATGCCGAGTACCGCAAGCGGGTGGATTACCTCTACGCTGCCTGCCAGAAAAACGGCCTGACCCTCGACCAGCAGAACCGCAACCCCAGCCGCCTGAGCCGGATGCCCGGCATCCTGCGCGGCGACAAGCGGCAGGTGCTTCTGGAGACCAATTTCGGCAAGAGCTGCTGGGACGAGTGGGTGGACTGGCTGGAAGCCGAGACCGACGACCTGCCGGACACCGAGAACCTCGCCGCCGACTGGGAGCACCTGCCCCCGCTGGCAGACCCGCTCATCTTCGGGGTGCTGCGCAAAGGGCACAAGATGCTTCTGGCGGGCCCCAGCAAGGCCGGCAAGAGCTTTGCCCTCATCGAGCTGTGCATCGCCATTGCCGAGGGCAAGCCGTGGCTGGGCCAGTTCTCCTGCGCCCAGGGCAAGGTGCTGTACATCAATCTGGAGCTGGATCGGGCCTCCTGCCTGCACCGCTTCAAGGATGTGTACACCGCCATGGGCCTGCCGCCGGAGCACCTGAAAAACATTGACATCTGGAACCTGCGCGGTGCGTCCGTGCCTATGGACAAGCTGGCCCCCAAGCTCATCCGCCGGGCCCAGAAAAAGGGCTACATGGCCGTGGTGCTGGACCCCATTTATAAGGTAATCACCGGCGACGAGAACAGCGCCGACCAGATGGCCAAGTTCTGCAACCAGTTTGACCTTGTGTGCCGCGCACTGGACTGCGCCGTGATCTACTGCCACCACCACAGCAAAGGTGCCCAGGGCGGCAAGCGCAGCATGGACCGTGCGTCCGGTTCCGGCGTGTTCGCCCGTGACCCGGACGCCATGCTGGACATGACCGAGCTGACGCCCACCGACGCCATCCGGGAGCAGCTGCGCAACAAGGCAGCTTGTCGGGTCATCAAGGCCATGCTGGACAAGCGCGGCCATGCGGACGCCTACGGCCCGGACGATACCCTCAGCAAGAGCCGGATGCTGGCCGTGGCCAAGGAGTGCCTGGGCCTGGCCGACCTGCGGGCCATTGACGCCGAAGTCGCCGCCGCCCAGAAGCAGGCCGACGGCATGACTGCCTGGCGCATCGAGGGCACGCTCCGCGAGTTCGCCCGCTTTGACCCGGTGAACCTCTGGTTTGACTACCCGGTGCACAAGCCGGACAGCGGTCTGCTGGAGGATCTGCAGCCGGACAGCGACTTCCGCACTCTGGGCAACCGCGGTGCCGCTAAGCGCTGGGGCGACAAAGGCAAGGTGACCAAGGACAAAAAAGCCGAACTGGACACCGCCTTTGAAGCCTGCACCATGGACGGCGAGGTGACCGTCTATGCTCTGGCCGAATACATGGACCTAAAGCCCCGCACCGTCAAGACCCGCCTCAAAGAGGATGGCCGTTTCTGGATCGACGGAGAAAAAGTCGGCCGTAAGGAACCCGGAAGCAACGGTTAAACAAACTGTAGAATCTGATTTTACAAATTGTTGTAAAATTGCAGTGATAGCCGCTATTTTGCACGACACGAAAAACTGCAATTTTGCAGTTATAGCCGCTATGACTGCAGATTTTGCAGTGCAAAATAGCCTATATATAATAAGCAAACTGCAACTGCATTGTGATGGGGTCTCCCGGAGGATGGGGCGTGCACAGCCCCCATCCATCCGGGGAACCCTCCCCATCACGTTGGCGAACTGAAAAAAGAAAAACGAGGTGAACCCCATGTACACGCAATTCTTTATCCCCATGCAGCCGCCCACCACCACCCACAACGCAAAGCAGCTGCACGCCTACATGAAGGGCGGCCAGCCCCACGCGGTGCTCCACGACAGCCCGGAGCTGAAAGCCACCCGTGCCAAGCTCCATGCCCATCTGGCACCTCACGCCCCGGCAAAGCCCATCCCTGCCGGCAGACCGGTGCGCCTACTGGTCAAGTGGTGCTTTCCCACCGAGGGCAAGCGCCGCAGCGGCGAGTGGCGCACCAGCAAACCCGACACCGACAACCTGGAAAAGGCCCTCAAGGATGAGATGACCCGCCTGCACTTCTGGGACGACGATGCCCAGGTGTGCAGCGAGATTGTGGAGAAGTTCTGGTCGGACCCCTGCGGTGTGTTCGTCCGGGTGGAGGAGCTGGCATGACCTACGAAGAGAAAAGACGCTGGCTCAGTCGGTACGGGGACGCTATGGTAAAGGCCAAGCACCTGCGAGATGATTTAGATGAAGCAGAACGTGACACCGGTTGTACCACGCAGCAACTGACCGGAATGCCGGGCGGCAGCGGTGATGGGCAGAGTCTGGCACGAACTGTAGAACGTATTGAACGAGCCGAGAAAGCCTTGAATGCACAGATCATGCTGTGTGATGATCTCCACGCCGAACTTATGGCCCGACTGGAGGATGTGGACGACCCGAAGGATTACGAGGTCCTGCGGCTGAAGTATCTCCGCTTTCAGGACTGGGAGCAGATTGCACAGAAGATGAGCATCTGTGTACGGCAGGTTTACCGTCATCACCGTAAAGGTGTGGATGCTTTGGAACTGTGACAGATGTCAGTAAAACGTCAGTACGACGTCAGTGACATGTCTTTGATTTCATGATAAAATAGTATCATCGCAAGAGCCCGCAGGAAAGGTTTACTCCCTTCAATCCTGCGGGCTTTGTGCTGCCCGGCTGCGACAGGGGAACACACATTTACCGACCAACAGCCTGAATGTACCAGCCGGGCTTCTTTGATATTTCCGCCGTCCGCAGGGGCGGCTTTTTTCATACCCCCGGGGCCTGCAAAGACCCCCGGGGTCATTTTGTACCCCGGCCTTTCAAAACACCCCCTGCCTGCAAAAGGCCTCCTCCCCCTTGAGGAGACCGGCAGGCAGCACACCCCAAGGAGCTGCCCATGGCAAAGACTGTTGCACGCCCGGATCGGGACGGCACCCACCGGCTGGCGTTTGAACGCAACAAGAAAAAGATCTACGCCACCCAGACCGTGTGCGGCATCTGCGGCAAGCCTGTGGATTTCAGCTACAAGTTTCCGCATCCGCTTTCGCCGTGCATCGACCACATCATTCCGGTGGCCAAGGGCGGCCACCCCAGCGATCTCGCCAACCTGCAGCTGGCGCATTTCTGGTGCAACCGGCAGAAGAGCGACAAGCTGTTTACGCCTGTGGAGCAGCAGACGGAGCCGGATGCAGATGCCTCCATGGCCCTGCCGCTGAGCACCGACTGGACGGTGTACCGCAGCCGCTGAGACGGCCCGCAGCGCCGCCGGGACACGCACGCAGGGACGGGGGGGCATCCCCCTCCCAGGGGGCCCTCTGACCTTCCCAGACCGTACTGTGAATATTTTCTCGTGAAAGGAGAATCCACCGCCCATGACCGACCTGAAAGGCATGGCCTATCTGCGCCGCCGCCTGAACCAGAAGCGCAGCCGAGTGCTGACCCGCTACAAGTATTACGAGATGAAGAACGCCGTAAAGGACTTTGGCAAGGTCACCCCGGATGAGTTCCGCTTTTTCAGCGAGACGCTGGGCTGGTGCGGGAAAGCTGTGGACGCTCTGGCCGACCGGCTGGTCTGGCGGGAGTTCCGGGATGATAACTTTGACCTGAACTCCATCTACCAGATGAACAACGCAGACACCCTGTTTGACAGTGCCGTGCTGTCGGCCCTCATTTCCAGCTGCTGCTTTCTGTACATCAGCCCGGACGGCAGCGGCTACCCCCGGCTGCAGGTCATCGACGGCGGCAACGCCACCGGCATCCTGGACGAGGTGACCGGCCTGCTCACGGAAGGATATGCCGTGCTGTCCCGTGACCCGGAGACGGACAAGCCCCTGCTGGAGGCCTACTTCACGGCGGACAGCACCTGGTATTACCCCGACGGCCAAAAGCCGTATCAGGTGCCAAACCTCGCACCGGCCCCGCTGCTGGTGCCCGTCGTATACCGCCCGGATGCCAAGCGGCCCTTTGGCCACAGCCGCATCTCCCGTGCCTGCATGGGCCTGCAGCAGGGTGCCCTGCGCACCCTCAAGCGCAGCGAGATCAGCGCCGAGTTCTATTCCTTCCCGCAGAAATATGTGCTGGGCACCTCCAACGACGCCGAGCAGATGGACAAGTGGAAGGCCACCATCTCCAGTTTTCTGGAATTCACCAAGGACGAGGACGGCGACAAGCCGGTGGTGGGCCAGTTCACCCAGCAGAGCATGAGCCCCTACACCGAGCAGCTGCGCACATTTGCCGCCCTGTTTGCAGGCGAGACCGGCCTGACGCTGGATGATCTGGGCTTCGTCACCGACAACCCCTCCAGCGCCGAGGCCATCAAGTCCAGCCACGAGAGCCTGCGCCTGGCGGCCCGCAAGGCACAGCGCACCTTTGGCAGCGGCTTCCTGAACGCCGGGTATCTGGCCGCCTGCATGCGGGACGGCATCGCCTACCAGCGTCAGCAGCTCTACCTCACCCGCCCGGTGTGGGAGCCGGTGTTCGAGCCGGACGCCGCCACCCTGTCCGGCATCGGGGACGCCGTGGGCAAGATCAACACGGCCATCCCCGGTTATTTCGGTGCGGAGAACCTGCGGGACCTGACCGGCATCCGCTCCGAGAGCTGAGGAGGCACCCATGGCCGACAAGGACATTGCCCCGGAGCTGCTGGAGCGCATCCGGGCCGACTTCCGGGCGCTGCTGGGCGACGCAAAGCCCGCCGCCGACACCTACGCTGCCGCTGCGGATTACGCCGAGCTTGTGGGCAGCGCCCTGGCCGAGGCCTTCCGCCGCAACCTGACCGCCGACGCCCTGCCGGACGGCAGGCTGTACTGGAACATTGCCGACCGGGTGGTGCGCCCCCTGCTGGAAGAGGAGCACCTGCTGGTGGCGGACGCTTCCGCTGCCGTGCAGCAGGCACTGAACCAGCAGGCAAATCTCGGCATTGCCCCGCAGCGGGCCGTGCTGCCCACCGACGCTGTGGACGACCTGCTGAACAAGGTGTCCACGGCGGAGCAGTTTGCGGATGTGGCGTGGGCACTGGACGAGCCGGTGCGTACCTTCTCCCGCATGGTGGTGGACGACACCCTGAAACGCAACGTGGATTTTCAGGGCAAGGCCGGGCTGCGGCCCCGTGTCATCCGCACCGCCGAGAGCCACTGCTGCAAATGGTGCAGTGCGCTGGCCGGCACTTACGATTACCCCCGTGTGCCCAAAGACGTTTACCGCCGCCACGAGCGCTGCCGCTGCCGGGTGGAATATGACCCCGGCGAGGGCAGGCGGCAGAACGTGTGGAACAAGACGTGGACGGAGGATGAGGACGCCCGGCAGGCACGCATTCAAAAGATTCAAAACCCATCGACAAACCGAGACGATTCTGCTAAGATAGAAGCACGAAAACAGATTGGGCTGCCGCCGGTCGATTCACCTGAGATCAAGGCCATCAAGGCCGCAATGTCCGAGCAGGTGCTTAGTCTGCCGGAAAACGCACAGGAGGCTCTCCGGCAGTATACCGGCTTTACGGCGACCCGTGTGAACTTTGCCATCCGGAACGGAAAAATCACACCGCAAATCCAGGAGACCATTTCCGCATTGGATAACGCGCTGGCTTCCGGCGTGATGCCGCAGAGCGTCACCCTGTACCGGAACACAGCGCTTTCTTTTCTAGGGTTCGGGCTTCCCAAAAATCCGACCCTGCAGGATCTGCAAGACCTTGTGGATCTCACACCGGAATTTCCGATATTTATATCAACCAGTTTTCAGGATCTGCATCTTCCGGGCCGTGACACGCTGATTCAGCTGCATGTTCCGGCAGGATATAAGGGCTGCCAGTTCCTTCAGCCTGTAGCGCTTCCCAAATTCAAAAGTCAGGACGAAGTCCTGTTTGCCCGTGGGATGCAGTATCGTGTGCTGGATGTTGGTAGAAAAGACGACCGATATTTTTTAGAGATCGAGGTGCTCCAAAATGTCTAAATTTTTGCGTGAAGAGGATATCAGCATGGGGTTCCGTGCTCCACTTTACAGCGTGCCGGTCTGTATCCCGGAATGCAATGTCTGTATTCACCGGGATGGACCAGGCAAATGCAAAAAGTTAGGAACTCCCTCCGATGATCTTCGTTTCGGAAAGCGCCACGATTGCCCGGACGCCGTCCTGAATACCAGCCATTTTTTATATCCCGAATACCAAAAATTGTACCCGGAAGAGTGCAAGGTCTCTGCCAAAAAGTAAACTTTCATCCACGGAATATCCTAGTTTAACCACTGTATGCCCTCAAAAAGGCACAACAGTGGTTTTTTCATGCCGTTTTAGCTCATGTTGGCAGGGCCGTGGTCTCCAAAACCACAGGTCACTGGTTCGATTCCAGTAAACGGTGCCATCATTTTCATGCAAAGGAGGAACCCAGCCCACCATGCCGCGGACGCGAAAACAGACAGCCCCGGCAAGGCTGGGGCGTCAGACGCCCACCGCTGCCGTGGTGCTGCCCTACACCAAAACCTTCGGCCAGGACGCCATCGACCTGTACAACTCCACCGGGCGCATCGCCCAGCAGTGGCAGGAGCTGCTGCTGTATGACATCCTTGCCCGCAACGAGGAGGATCTGTGGGTGCATACCAAGTTCGGCTATGCCGTGCCCCGCCGCAACGGCAAGAACGAGATTGCCGCCATCCGGGAGCTGTACGGCCTGCAGCAGGGCGAGAGCATCCTGCACACCGCCCACCGCACCACCACCTCCCGGGCCGCCTGGGAGCGGTTGTGCCACCTGCTGGACAAGGCCAAGATCCCCTATAAATCCATTCAGGCCGTGGGCCGGGAGCACATCCAGCTGGAAGAGGGCGAGGGCCGCATCGAGTTCCGCACCCGCTCCTCCAAGGGCGGCCTGGGCGAGGGCTTTGACCTGCTGGTCATCGACGAGGCCCAGGAGTACACCGACGATCAGGCCAGTGCCCTGAAGTATGTGGTCACTGACAGCGAGAACCCGCAGACCCTGTTCTGCGGCACCCCGCCCACGCCGGTGTCCTCCGGCACGGTGTTCCTCAAAATGCGCAACGCCGCCCTGCGGGGCGACACGCAGAACACCGGCTGGGCCGAGTGGAGCGTGGAGCAGCAGACCGACCCCCACGACGTGGAGGCCTGGTATCAGACGAACCCCAGCCTCGGCACCATCTTCACCGAGCGCAGTGTGGCGGATGAGATCGGCGATGACCCCATCGACTTCAACATCCAGCGTCTGGGGCTGTGGCTTCGGTACAACCTCAAATCGGCCATCAGCCGGGCAGAGTGGGACGAACTGAAAACCGACACCCTGCCCAAGCTCACCGGCAAGCTGTATGCCGGCATCAAGTTCAGCACCGACGGCACCAGCTGTGCGCTGGCCGTTGCGTGCCGCACCAAAGACAACGCTATCTTCGTGGAAGCCATCGGCTGCCATCCTACCCGGGACGGCAGCGGGTGGCTTCTTGATTTTCTATCCAAAGCCGACCTAGCCGCCGTGGCGGTGGACGGGGCCAGCGGGCAGCAGCTTCTGGCCGACGCCATGAAGGCCGCCCACCTCAGGTCCCCCGTGCTGCCCACGGTCAAGCAGGTCATCACCGCCAACGCCGCCTTCGAGCAGGCCCTTTTTGCGCAAGCCCTGTGCCATGCCGGCCAGCCCGGCCTTGCGCAGGCTGCTTCCAACTGCGAAAAGCGGGCCATCGGCTCCAACGGCGGCTTCGGTTACCGCTCTCTGACCGAGGGCGGCCACATCGAGCTGCTGGACAGCGTGATCCTGGCCCACTGGCAGTGCGCCGAGGGCAAGGGCAAGCGCCGGCAGCGCATCCGCTATTAACAGGCCACCCGGGCCTGTTTTTTTGTTGCCATAAAGGAGGGTATTCCATGGCAGAAGCATTTGAACCCATTACCACGCAGGAGGCGTTTGAGGCCGCTGTCGCTGACAGGCTGGCCCCTTACGCCGACTACAACGACCTCAAGGCCCAGAACGAGGCCCTCGCCGGGCAGGTGGCGGAGCTGAACACCCGCTGCCAGACCTACGAGACGGACGCGCTCAAGACCCGCGTTGCCCATGAGGTGGGCCTGCCGTTCGACCTGGCGGGCCGCCTGACCGGCTCCAAGGAGGAGGACATCCGCAAGGACGCCCAGAACCTGCTGCAGCTGATCAAGCCCAAGACCCCGCCCGCACCCCTGCGCGGCGACCCCGACCCCAGCGGCAGCGGCAAAAAGGCCGCCTGGCGCAGTTTCGCAAACCAGCTGATGAACAACGAGTAAAGGAGAACACATCATGGCAGATATTCTGAGCAAAGGCTCCCTGTTCCCGGAGGAGCTGATCCCCGGCTTTATCCAGAAAACCACCGGCGCGTCCGCGCTGGCCAAGCTCTGCGGCGCAACGCCCATCGCCTTCAACGGCCAGAAGGAATTCACCTTCACGCTGGACAAGGAAGTGGACATCGTGGCAGAAAACGGTGCCAAGGGCAAGGGCGGCATGACCGTGGAGCCCATCACCATCGTGCCCATCAAGATCGAGTATGGTGCACGCGTGTCCGACGAGTTCCTGTACGCTTCCGAGGACGCCCAGATGGACGTTCTGAGCGCCTTTGCGGACGGCTTTGCCAAGAAGGTGGCCAAGGGTCTGGACCTCATGGCCTTCCACGGCATCAACCCCCGCACCGGCTCTGCGTCCGGCGTCATCGGCACCAACCACTTTGACAGCAAGGTCACCCAGGCCGTGACCATTGCCGCCTCCGACAAGCCCGACACCAACGTGGAGGCCGCCATCGCCCTGGTGCAGGGCGCGGAGCGGGACGTTACCGGCATGGTGCTGGCCCCCAGCTTCAAGAGCGCTCTGGCGGCCCAGACCACTACCGACGGTGCCAAGCTGTACCCGCAGCTGGCCTGGGGCGCAAACCCCGGCGAGGTGAACGGCCTGCGGGTGGAATCCACCTCCAACCTGTCCGCCGGTTCCAGCCTGGACCGTGCGCTGGTGGGCGACTTCACCAACTGCTTCAAGTGGGGCTACGCCAAGGAGATGCCCATTGAGGTGATCCAGTACGGCAATCCCGACAACGATGCGGATCTGGGTGACCTGAAGGGCCACAACCAGGTATACCTGCGCGGTGAGGCCTACATCGGCTGGGGCATCCTGGATCCGTCCGCATTCGCCCACATCAAGGCCAACGCCTAAGGAGGACACACCATGCTGTACCGCAACAAGCGCACCGGCGCTGTGATCGAGACGCCCTGCCGCGTTTCCGGCGGGGACTGGGAGCCCGTCAAGGCAGAAAAGGCGGCCAAACCCAAGGCTGCTGCCAAGGAGAAACCGGAGGCTGCTGAATGAGCTACGCCACCGTGGAGGACATGACCGCTCTGTGGCGTCCCATGACCGCCGCCGAGCAGGCCCGGGCGTCCCCTCTGTTGGAGGTGGTGTCCGCCAGCCTGAATGTGGAAGCCGCCAGGGTGGGCAAAGACCTGCCCGCCCTCACCGCTGCAGACGAAGCCCTGGCCCTGGTGGCCAAGAGCGTCACCGTGGACGTGGTGGCCCGCACCCTGATGACCAGCACGAACCAGGAACCTCTGACCCAGTTCACCCAGGCCGCAGGCGGCTACTCGGCGTCCGGGTCCTTTCTGGTGCCCGGCGGCGGCCTGTTCATCAAAAAATCGGAGCTGGCCCGGCTGGGCCTGCGCCGCCAGCGGATGGGAGTGATCGAACCCTATGGCTCTGATTAAGGGCATCCCCGTCATCCTCTATGAGCGCACCCAGACCGGCGAGGATGCTTTTCACGCTCCGGTTTACACCGAAACACCGGTCACGGTGGAAAATGTGCTCATCACGCCGGTGGACAATGCCGCCGTGGTCACCGACCTGCAGCTTACGGGCCGCCGGGTGGCCTACGAGCTGTGCATCCCGAAAGGCGACGCTCACCGCTGGGAGGGCTGCACCGTGGAATTTTTTGGCCAGAAATGGCGAGTGTACGGCGGTGCCTCCCAGTACATCGAGGCGCTTGTGCCTCTGGCCTGGAACAAGAAAGTGCAGGTGGAACGGATTGAGTAAGCTGCGCGTGGAACTGAACAGCGCCGGCGTTCGTGCTCTGATGCGTTCTCCGGAAATGCAGGCCGTGCTCAAAGCCCGTGCGGACACCGTGAAGAACCGCTGCGGCGACGGGTATGAGGCCTATGTGGCCCAGACCCGTGCAGTCGCTGTGGTGGAGACTGTTTCTCAGAAGGCCTACAATGATAACTCTGCCAACAACACCCTGCTGAAAGCTGTCTCTTCGAGCCGCAGCGGCACCGTGGTACATGAGCATAAGCGCCACCTGAAAGACGGCAGAGTAATCACCGTGAGGAGCTACCAGCGAAAGAAATGATCGAAGAAATCATCCTGAATTACCTGCGGGAAAACGGTTTCCCCTGCTTTATGTCCGTGCCGGAGAACCCCTCCGACAATTTTTGTGTCCTGGAAAAGACCGGCTCCGGCTGCGACGAGGGCATTTACACCGCCACGCTGGCAGTGCAGTCCTACGGCGGCACAGACTATGAGGCCGCCCGGCTGAACCACCGGGTGGTGCAGGCCATGCAGGCCGCCGACACCCTGCCGGAGGTGATTTCCTGCAGGCCGGTCACCGACTACAATTTCCCGGACACCACCCGCAAACGGCCCCGCTACCAGGCCGTTTTTTCTATCACTCATTACTGACCTGTGAAAGGAGAACTACACATGGCAGACGCAACCAAAGTAACCGCCGCCAAGCCCAAAGTGGGCGGTGCCATCTGGCGTGCCCCGCTGGGCACCCCGCTGCCCACCGACGCCAAGACCGAACTGGACAAGGCTTTTAAGTGCCTGGGCTACGCCTCCGAGGACGGCGTGACCAACAGCAACTCACCCTCCAGCGAGAACACCAACGCCTGGGGCGGCGACACCGTGCTGACCCAGCAGACCGAGAAGCCCGACACCTTCCAGTACACCCTGCTGGAGGCCCTGAACGTGGAGGTGCTCAAGTCCGTGTACGGCGACGACAACGTCACCGGCACGCTGGACACCGGCATCACGGTCAAGGCAAACTCCTCCGAGCAGAAGGACTGCAGCTGGGTCATTGAGATGGTGATGAAGAACAAGGCGGTCAAGCGCATCGTCATCCCGGATGCCGCCGTCACCGCCGTGGGCGATATCACCTACGCCAAGAGCGCCGTGGGTTACAACACCACCCTGACCGCCGTGCCGGATGCCCAGGGCAACACCCATTACGAGTACATTCTGGGCGGCACTGCTGCCGCCCAGGCCGCTGCCAAGACCAAGGAGGTGCAGGCATGATCACTGCAAAAACGAACGACGGCTTTGAAATCGAGATGGACGAGGACGCACTGGACGACGCCGAGCTGCTGGACGCCTTGGGCGGCATGCAGGACGGCAACGTCTTTGATATGAGCCACCTGACCCTGCGCCTGCTGGGCAAGGAGGGCCGGAAGAAGCTGTACAACCACCTGCGCACCCCGGACGGCCGCGTGCCGGTGGCCAAGGTGGCGGACGCTCTGGGTGAGCTGATGAACAGCTTCACAGCCGGAAAAAACTCTGCATCCTCGCCGAACTGATCGCATCGGACGAGGACGCCCTGATCTGCGATTTTGCCCAGTATTACCATGTACTGGACTGGCGCGTCCTGCCGCTGCGTCTGGCCGCCACCCTGGCCGCAGGCCTGCCGGAAACAAGCCGCAGCCTGCGCAAGGCGGCAGGCCGCGCGGTGGACTTTGAGACGGAACTGCTGGCCTATGCCGCCGACCGCCTGACCCAGGTGCTTTGGTGGCTGCACAACGACATGTCCAAGCCGCCCTCCGTGCTGGCCGACCTGCGCGGCGAGGCGGACACCAGCAACGTGCAGTGCTACGCCAGCGCAGAAGAATTTGACGCCGCCCTTGCGGCGCTGAAAGGAGGTTGACACCATGGCGGACGGAATCGAACTGGGCAAGGCGTATGTCCAGATCGTGCCCTCGGCGCAGGGCATCAAAAGCGCCCTGACCGAGATGTTTGACGAAGAGACCGAAGGCCTTGGCGAGCAGACCGGGCAGAGCATCGGTCAGGAACTCATCGGCACCCTGAAGAAAGTGATCGCGGCGGCCGGCATCGGCAAGATCATCTCGGATTCCATCAACATGGGCGGTGCCCTGCAGCAGAGCCTTGGCGGCGTGGAAACGCTGTTCAAGGACAGTGCCGACACGGTCAAGGAGTACGCCGCGCAGGCATACCGGACCGTGGGGCTTTCTGCCAACGACTACATGGAGCAGACCACCAGCTTTGCGGCCAGCCTGCTGTCCAGCGTCAGCCAGGACACCAACGCCGCCGCCCAGCTTGCCAACATGGCCATGGTGGATATGGCCGACAACGCCAACAAGATGGGCACGGATATGCAGGATATCCAGAACGCCTATCAGGGCTTTGCCAAGCAGAATTACACCATGCTGGATAACCTCAAGCTCGGCTACGGCGGCACCCAGGCCGAGATGCAGCGGCTGCTGAACGACGCCACCAAGATCTCCGGCGTGAAGTATGACCTCGGAAATCTGGCCGACATGTACAGCGCCATCCACATCATCCAGCAGGAAATGGACATCACCGGCACTACCGCAAGGGAAGCAGCCACCACCCTGACCGGCAGCTTTGCCGCCATGAAGGCGGCTGCGGAAAACGTGATGGGCAACTGGTCCACCGGCGCAGACCTCACCGAGCCGCTGCAGGCGCTGGCCGACACGGCACAGACCTTTCTTGTGGATAACCTGCTGCCCATGATCGGCAATGTACTGGCAGGCATTCCGGAAATCGTTTACAGCCTTGTGCCGGAGCTCCTGCAGACCGGCACCGAGCTGCTCAGCTCCCTGGCACAGGGCTTCACCGAGGGCATCCCGGAGTTCTTCTCCACTGCTCTGCCGCAGCTGCTGGCCTTTACGGACCAGCTGCGGGACAACGCGGCCAGCTTTGTGGACGCCGGTCTGAACCTTATCACCCAGCTGCTCAACGGTCTGATCGCCGGTCTGCCGGACCTGATCGCCTATGTGCCGGATATCATCATCAACATCTGCGGCATCATCAACGACAACATGCCCAAGATCCTCGGCGAGGGCGTGGCCATCATCGTGCAGCTGGTCGTGGGCATCGTCAAGGCGGTGCCGGATCTGCTGGCCAACTGGAAGAAGATCCTGCAGGCCGTGTTGTCGGTGATCTCGGCCATTAACTGGCTGAACATCGGCAAGAACATCCTCACCGGCGTGGCAAACGGCGTCAAGAGCATGGGCACAAGCATGCTGAACGCCTTCAAGGGCGGCTTTTCCAGTGCGCTTGCCTGGATCAAGAGCCTGCCCTCGCAGGCGGTGCAGTGGGGCAAGAACCTTATCCAGAGCTTTATCAACGGCCTCACCGGCAAAGGCGGTGCGGTTGGTGCAGGAGCCATCGCAGCCACCGCCGGTGCCACCATTGCTAAAACCGCCAGCGGGAACGACTGGTCCTCCGTCTGGGCGGACGCCAACGCCGACGTGGCCGACAGCGCCCAGTCCATGGCGGAGGCGGTCGTCCCGGCCTATACCAAGTCCGGGGACGCCGCCACCAAGGCGGCCAAAAAGACCAAGGCCGCCGCACAGGCCGCCGAGACCCTGCTGTGGTCCCTGCAGGACGCAGGCCACACCGACACCACCAACGCCCTGGGCAAGGTGACCATCCAGACCACCGAGCTCACCGAGCACCTGCGCAAGGGCAGCGAGGAGTATGACCGGCTGACCCGCACCGTGACCGAATCCGGTAAGGAAATGGTCAACGGTGTGGCCAAGAACTACAAGACCGTCACCAAGTATGTGACCGAAAACGGCAAGACCACCGCCCAGACCCAGAAGGTCTACGAGGAAATTGCCGCCACTGTAGCCAAGACCGTTACGTCTACAACGGATTCCGTCGTCAACGGCATTGCCACCAGCACCAAGACCATCACCGAGACCCTGACTGACAAAACCACGACCCAGAAGCAGGTCATCACCGAGACCTACAACGACATCGTGGACGGGGCGCTTGTCACGGTGGAGCGGGTCAAGACCATTGCCGCCGACGGTGTCCCGCAGATCAACGAGGAGATCAAGAAAGCCTCTGCCAATAGCTTTGACGGCCTTGTCAAGGGCTGGCAGGACGAGGCCGACAAGGGCGTGGTGGGCACCTTCAGCACGCTGGTGAACGCTGTGAAGAAGCAGGACTGGCAGTCTGTCGGCGAATGGGTGCTGTCCACCCTGTACAACGGCCTTGCTCCGCAGGCAAAGCAGCTCATTGACGACTTCGGCAAGAACCTGATCCAGCAGGTCAACGGCTTGCTGGGCAAGGGGGTCAGTGCCGTCTCCAACGGCCTGTGGGATATGGGCGGCGACCTTGCCAAGGGCCTGACCAGCGGTTTTGCGGACGTGATCACGCAGGCGCAGGGCCTTGGCTCCACCCTCACCGGCATCTTTCAGGGTCTGAAAGGTCCGCTCACTGCGGCTGCCGCTGCCATCAGCACCGGCCTGAAGGGCGGACTGATCTCCAGCTTCCCGGAGATTCTGGCCTCCATGGGCACCCTGATCGGTTCCATCGGCAGCGCCTTTGTGGGCATGCTGGAAGCCGTCGCGGCGGCACTGTTCCCCACCGGATTCGGTGCCCCGCAGGCGCTGCTCATGATCGCGGCAGGCGTGGCCCTGACCGCCGCCATTGCGGCCATCGTGGCCGGCGTCGGCGGCGCGTTCAAGCGCAAGACCACCCCCGGCATCTCCGGCGGCACTTCCGGCAGCAGCACGACCTCCACGGCATCCGGCTCCCTGTGGGATTACGAGAAGCGTGCTCCGCTGCCACAGCGCACCCAGCGGCCCAACATCGAGGTCAACCAGTACATTTATTCCAAGGCGCAGACGGCTGCCGACCTGATGCGTGAGGCACAGTACGAGCAGGAAAGGGCGGTGCTGCAGGGTGTTTGACGCGATTTTCAAGGCCAGCAACGGCCTGACCTTTTCCTTTGGCTACAAGGCGGGCGTGCTGTGGAGCATCACCCCGCTGGGTGACCTGCCCGTGGATCTGGAGACCAGCCAGGGTTACCAGCAAGTGGGTGCCACCGTGGAGAGCCGGAGCATTTCCGGCGTGACCCGCACGGTCACCGGGCGCATCCTGCGCAATCAGGACTACTGCAAGCGACAATTGCGGGATGTGTTTGCCCCCTACGTCACCGGCCGTTTAACCGTGGCCGGGGCCTACTGGTGCGACGCCGAGGTGCAGCGCACCCCGGACATCAGCGTGTCCGGCCTGTGGCCCACCTTCTCGTTTCAGCTCTACTGCCCGGACCCTTACTGGCACAGCGTGAAGGAGCTCACCGTCTCGACCTTGAGCGTAACACCCACCTTCCGCCTGCCGGTGTGCTACGATGTGCACAGCTACGGCGTGCGGGAACAGGCCAACTACCTCCGCATCGCCAACACCGGGCTGGACACCCAGGACTGGCAGCTGACGTTGGAGGCCCGCGGCCCGGTGGTAAACCCCGGCGTCAAGGACCCGGAGACCGGCGAGTTCCTGCGCTTTGTCACCACCCTGCAGGACGGCGACAAGCTCCGGCTGTACCGCGAGAGCGGCCAGCTGAAACTGGAACAGATCATCGACGGCACCGGCTACAACATCATGTCCACGCTGGACGGGAGCAGCAACCTGTGGACTTTGCGCCACGGGACGCAGGCATGGCAGCGCACAGCGGATTCCGGCACGGAATGGCTGTTCCTGACCCTGACCTGCAGCACGGCGTTCTCCACCGTGGTCCTGGAGGTGGGCGGCAATGGCTGAACGGACAAGCGCCCTGACCGCAGGCGGCCACAAGAGCATCTGCGTCTACGACGGCCAGCTGAACCTGCTGGCCCGGCTGGAAAGCTGGGTGTCGCTGGTCTGGCCGGAGCGCTACAACGTGTACAGCGGGGTGCAGGGTGCGCAGCTGGAGCTGCACGCCTCCACCGACCTGCAGGCGCTGTGCCGCCCGGACCGGTACCTCTGGCTCACCGGCTCCGACCGCATCATGCGCATCTGCTCGGCGCAGACCGACCGCTCCGAACACAAGCTCGTGATCTCGGCCAGGGACGCCGCCTGCATCCTGGACGAGCGCATCAGCACCCAGACCCTGAGCGGTTTTGCGGTGGAAAGCACCCTGCGCAGCCTTGTGTCCGGTGCGGCTGCATGGCCGGGGCTGGAGCTGGGCGTGCTTGCAGATCTTGCTGACGCCTACACCGGCGAGATCAAGCCCGGCAGCCTGCTCAGCATCGCCGAACAGGTGTGTCAGGAACTGGACATCGGCTTCCGGGTGCGGTTCGACCAGCAGGCCAAAAAGCTGCTGTTTGAGCTGTACCGGCCCAAGCTGGATTCCAACGCCCGGTACGCCCCGCAGTACGGCAACCTGACCGGCCTGACCTACACTGAGAGCATCACCGACTACAAGAACATCGTGACCGTGGCGGGCGCGGACGGCACCGTCACCGTGGGTGCCACCGGCAACACCGGCTCTGCCCGGCGGGAACTGTATCTGGACGCCACCTCTAAAAAGAAGAAGGACGGCCAGAGCCAGGAGGACTATCTGGCCGCGCTGCGGGCGCTGGGAGAACAGGAACTGGCCAAGCACACCCGCATCGAGAACTTCCGCTTTACCCCGACCGGAACGGTCACGGTGGGCAAGGTGGTGGCCGCCAGCCTGCCCGGCACCGATATTCAGGCGGCGGCCCGCATCACCAGCGTGACCCTGAGTTCCCAGAAGGGCGAGAACACGGTCACCACCGAGATCGGCACACCGATCCTCAGGAGGAAACCATGAGCATTATCACTTACCCGCTGAACGGCGTGACCTACGACGCCGAGGACGTGAGCACCTATCTGTGCACCCGCACCTCCGGCGTCTACTCTAAGGACACGAACTACGCCGTCAGCGTCACCGGCGCGCGGCAGATCACCGTGGCCCCCGGCCTTGCGTGGGTCAACTACGACGACTTCAAGGGCGTCTCCGCCTGCAGCCGGGAAGCGGTCGCCCTGACCGTCCCGGACGCCGACAGCACCCTTTCCCGCATCGACCGGGTGGTGCTGCAGTTCGACACTGCCGCGAACCTGACGGCGGTCAAGCTCAAGACCGGCACCCCTGCCGCCGCCCCGGAGCCGCCCGACATCCTGCAGAACCACAACCAGTACGAGCTGGGCCTGTGCACCGTGTCGGTGCCTGCCGGTTCCTCGGTCGTCACCGCCGCAGACATCACCGACACCCGGGCCGACGAGGCCGTCTGCGGCGTCATGAGGGACGGCGTGACCGGCATCCCCACAGCGCAGCTGGTGGAGCAGTGGCAGGCGGCCCAGGCCGCCCAGATGGCCCAGGGCACCGAAAAGCTGGACCGCCTGGAACAGAGCATCCGGGACCTGGACAACGGCAGCTTTTACACTAAGCAGGAGGCCGACCGGAAGTTCGGCACGCCTTACAGCCTGCCTGCCGCCACAGCAGACCAGCTGGGCGGCGTAAAAGTAGGGGATTATCTGGACATCGCCCCGGACGGCACCCTCAGCGCCAAAACGCTCAATGACAAGATCGCTGCCGCCGTGGCGGTAAAGTCGGAGCCCCGGCTGGTGTGGAACACTACGGTGACTGCCGCTGCCTCGAACCACAATATGATTCGGTCTTACGACATCCAGATTCCCGATGGCGTGGATTATGTGCATATCAAATCTAAATCGGAACGCGGCGATGGTACCGAAGTCGATATTGCACGCGGCGGGTCGACTTATCACAACCTTGACGCTTCCGCCGTCGCTACTTACTCCACAACTACGTTCCGGTCGGAGGGTACTCTGCACTTTCAGTTTGAAAAGTCAACAAATGCGAGTATCACTTTTTGGGTCACCGGCTACCACTACCCCACCTTGGCAGAGCTGGTGGCGGAGACCCAGGCCGCGCAGGCGGACACGGACGCCCTGGCGGTAGATCAGGAATACCGCGTCGCTATGCTGGAGCTGGGGCTGACCGACGACACCACCACTGACACCACCACATAAGGAGGTAAACCTATGTTGTATCGTACCTGTAAACGCCTGATCGAACGCGGCCAGACCGCTGGCCTTGCGGAAAAAATTGATGTTTTTTACGCCCTCGGCCGCATCACCGAAGCCGAGTACAAAGAGCTGACCGAGCTGCTGGAGACCAAGACCGGCAGCAAGAGCGAGGAGTGAACCTATGGCAATCAAAGAGTACAGTCTTGCCAAAGACGGCGCTAAACAGCTATCCCCGGCCTTTAAGGTGCGGGAGTTCCGGTGCCGGGACGGCAGCGACGCTATCATGATCGACCAGACCCTCGTGGTGCTGCTGCAGGCCATCCGGGAGCATTTTAACAAGCCCATCACGATCACCAGCGGCTACCGCACCGGAACCCACAACACCGCCGTCGGCGGCTCCAGATCCAGCCAGCACCTGCTGGGCAAGGCGGCGGACATCCAGGTGGCGGACACCACCGTGGAGGCCGTGGCCGCCTACGCCGAGAGCCTGATGCCGGACTGGGGCGGCGTGGGCCGCTACCCGGTCAAGGCCGGACGCGCCAAGGGCTGGGTGCATGTGGACACCCGCGCCAAAAAGAGCAGATGGACGCTGTGAGGGGGTGAGACCAATGGAGAGCGTTATCGCTGCCCTCATCACGGGTGCCATCACGCTGATCGGCGTGATGATCGCCAACAGCCGCAGTCAGGCCGTCACCGACACCAAGCTGGAAGAGCTGACCCGTGAGGTGCGGGAGCACAACAACTTCGCCCGCCGCGTGCCGATTTTAGAAGAGCAGATGAAGGTGGCCAACCACCGCATCGCAGATTTAGAAGCTAACGAACACGAAAGAGAAAGGAACTAACTATGAATAACCTGAACAACAAGATCTCCGCCGGTACCATCGCACGCACCGCCTGCCTGCTGCTGGCCTTGACCAACCAGATTCTCAGCGCCTGCGGCAAGCCCGTGCTGCCCATCGAGAGCGCCACCGTGGAGCAGCTGGTCACCGCTGGCATCACCACCGTGGCCGCGCTGATTGCCTGGTGGAAGAACAACAGCTTCACCACCGCCGCGCTGGAGGCCGACAAGACCTATGACCGGCTGAAGAGCCAGATCGGCAAGTAAGCCAGCCGCACTACTTAGCCGCCCTGGCGGCAGGCCGAAAGGCCGCACAGCATGACAACAGCCCCGTGGTTCCGGTGATTCCGGTTCCATGGGGCTGTTTTTTTGCAGCGCATTCCGACATGTTGCGACATATTGCAACACTTTCAGCACATTTCCGGCATTTTCCAGCTAGAGTTGTACCGGAAGGAAGTGTAAAAA